AAATATTTTATCCCCTTCAATATATAGGAGTGGAAAAATAGAAAAAAAAGAAATGAATTAATATTTAGAATATACATTAACAAAATCATATTCTAAATTAAATTTATCATAAATTCTAAACACATCATAATCCACTTCACTCCTTAAAACCAATAACTCATCATCAGTTAAATCTGGATTAACTTTAAATATATATTCCACATTCTTATCTAAATTCACAGGCAAAATATGAATCCTACAATCTAACACATTACTATACCTATCAACTATTTCCTCACATATCTTCTTTAAAACAGTTTTATAAATATTACTCATATTTTTACCCCTATTCTTTTTAATTCTCTTTTCACAGTTCTTTCTTCCAAACCAAAATCACTCAAAGCATGCTGTGAAAGAAATGTTGTACCTGGCTCCCTTAATTCATTACTAATTAATTCCCCATCATTAATTAATTTCCTACGTTTTTGTTGATACCTTGCTTTCTGTTCACGTACCGCCCAGGTCCTGCAAGCTTCCCTGCAATAACCTGTTTTATTCTCAAACTTAATAAATATTCTTCCACAGTATTTGCATTTGCTGATGTAGAATCTTGTTTGTGGATCATTTAATGTTTTCTTCAATAACATTATTAATCATCCTTCTAAATTTTTAGATAGTAAGTTTTTCTTCACTTCAAAAACAAACATGTGAAAAGGTAAAAGTTTACCCTGATATTTCACATATTCATTAATTACTTGTGATTTTTTTAATGCTTCAGTTATAGTTTCTTGTTTTAATTCTTCACTTATGCATTCAAAATTGGAGACTGTTCTACTTAAACTAATGTATACTCTTTCATATAGATTAAAGTTATTGTTTTCCACATTCTCCACCACAACAAGAAACTGAATTTTCAGAAGTGTTGAATTTACCATCTTCAATCATTTCAATCAACTCATTAAGAATACGAGTAACATACATCAAAGTATGAAGATTAATACTATGAATTATAACATCATCATACTCCATGTCTCTCAAACTACCTGTGCATTCTTTATGAATAGTAAAAGATTGTTCTTCAAATTCCCTGCTTCTTGTTTTAATAAAATATAGTAATAATTTCTCATCAATCATGCATATTTATCCTCCATGTATTTTTTAACTTCTTTCATAAAAACTCATGATTACAATATAACCTATCTTAATCATCAAAAAAATCAGTAAGACATAACACTAAACAACAACTAATAATTACACTTACACTAAAAACTACCCAACCATCCATCATACTATATTCTCCCCCCATTATCTCCAACTTGTTATTAACTCATACTCCTCAGGAGTTAACTTCTGTTTTAACCTTTCATCAAAACTTCTTACATCACCAGGATTATTCTCATCCCAACAAGACTCTATCTTAGCAGTTAATTTATTAATTTCTTCCTTATTCATTTTTGTATCCTCCTTTTTGAATCTCATTTATTTCTTCACTCCAGTTATCCAGAAACCATATTTGCTTTTTTGGAGAATAAATCCATAATTTATAAACAGATTTTTAAATTTTTCTTCATCGGTGTCTGTGTCAAAAAAGCATAAGATGTCTTTTTTATGTATTCCTTCTTTTATTGTTCCCCATTCTACCCAGAAATCTCTTATATTATTATTGTTGAGAATGATTTTGTTGGTGGCTTCGGCTGCTGTTTTTTTGTCTTCAAATGATTTATTTCTTTTGTTAAAGTAGGTTTTTAGTGTTT